ATCCAAGCTGGACACGACAGTTTAACAACTCAGCAGAATCAAAACGCTTTATTGCAGAAACCAAAACAACCAAAAACAAATAAGGACGTATAAATGGGTTTGTTTAAGAAAGCCTTGGTCTTCACTGACATCCACTTTGGTATGAAAAGCAACAGCACTCTTCACAACCAAGATTGTGAAGAGTTTGTTAAGTGGGCAGTAGAACAAGGCAAACTACACGAATGCGAAACTTGTATTTTTATGGGAGACTGGCATCACCATAGAGCAAGTTTAAGTTTGCAAACAATGCATCACAGTCTGCGAGCATTAGAAATGCTAAGTGCAGGGTTTGATAATACACATTTCATTACAGGCAACCATGACTTGTACTACAGAGACAAGCGTGACATCTATAGTTACGAGTGGGCTCAACATATTCCAAATGTGCACATTCATAACGAATGGTTTGAACAAGACGATGTTATACTTGTGCCTTGGCTAGTCGGCGACGACTATAAACGTGTTAAGAATGCTAGTGCCAAGTATATGTTTGGACACTTTGAACTTCCGCATTTTAAAATGAATGCTATGGTAGAGATGCCAGACCACGGCGATATCAATGCAGAACACTTTACTAGGTATAAGGAAGTTTTTAGCGGACACTTCCATTTGCGGCAAAAGAAAAATAATATCAACTACATTGGTAATGCGTTTCCTCATAACTTCTCTGATGCTGGCGACGATCAGCGTGGAGTTATGATACTAGATTGGGACGGTACTAAGGAATATATCTCTTGGCCCGATCAGCCACTATATAGTGTTATGGACCTAAGTGATGTAATTGACTTTGCTGACGAACGTCTTAAGCCAAAGATGCATGTTCGTGTTAATCTAGACATTGAAATCTCATACGAAGAAGCAAACTATATCAAAGAAAAGTTTATCACTCAGTATGGCTTGCGGGAAATGTCACTGATTCCAAACAAGCAAGGTGCACTTGAAGAAGAACTTAACCCTAGTGATATCAAGTTTGAAAGTGTCGATCAAATCATCACCGAACAGATCATTGCAATCGACAGTGAGTTTTACGACAACAAGTTGTTGTTAGAAATTTACAGGAGTCTCTAACATTTTAAAATCAATATTTGAAGAATCAAAATTTAACATTATTGAGTTTTTTGTTGTGGGCCAGATTGATGCTAATTTTGATGTGGTTAAGACACAACTGTTAAAATCTAAATTAGATTCTTATACACCAAATGACCGTTATGTTATTTTTGATAGCGATACACACTATTACGTAGACGGATGTTCGTATAGCCTAACTTGGTATAATATCATAAAAACGTTTTTAGATACCGATATTCCGTTAAATTCGATAATAGTAGCGCACAACGGATACGGTTTGTTACAGCAACTATTAGAACTTATACCCAAGGACTTACAAGAACAAAACTGTGTACCGCATGTAATTGACCAAAAATCTAACGTTTGGTTAGATGACCACCTGTCAAGATTTGTTGAAAATTTTAACAAAGAAAAACCTGTTGTTAATAATATCAACAAGCATGCTGTAACAATGATGGGTGCGCAACGTATTCACCGAAACATCTTACTAAATCATATCAAAGAAAAACAATTGTTTGACAAAATAGCAGTAGCATACAATAATGTTTCATAGATTGTACCCAGTTCCGTTTACAAGAATCAACGAATCATGGAACCCGTTAGGGAAAGTCAACAGTGCACCTAGTGAGCCGTATTGTGATCCAATAATTACTGGTAAGGCAAACCACTTTAGAGATGGTGAAACTTACTGTGAATTTTACGATAACATTGCAGTTGACATTGTTACCGAAACTGTGTATAACTATCCACATGCACAAGTTACTGAAAAAGTTCTACGTCCTATACTACAAAAAAGAATGTTTATACTAGTTGGGCCACAAGACTCATTGAAATTGTTAAAGCACCAAGGCTTTCAAACATTTGATCCTTGGATATGCGAGGAGTATGATCGTATTGCAGATCCATTTGATCGCATGCACACAGTGTTAGCCGAAATTGATCGTATAACCAATTTACCACTTGACACCTTACAAGGTTATATGTTAGAATGTAATGATATAATAGAACACAATCGCGCACACTTGATCAAAGAATGCCAAGAAGTGCCCACTCGGCTTGCTAAAATGTTAGAGGAAATGTAACTTGATACAACTCAAAGACCTTACTGTTAAGAACTTCATGAGTGTAGGTAATGCCACACAAGCAATTAACTTTGACAGACAGGACCTGACACTAGTATTGGGTGAAAACTTAGATCTTGGTGGAGATGGCAGTAGAAACGGCACTGGCAAAACTACTATTATCAATGCACTTAGCTATGCACTCTACGGACAAGCACTTACTAACATTAAACGCAACAATCTAATTAACAAAACTAATAGCAAAGGTATGCTAGTAAGTTTAGACTTTTGCATAGGTGAGAACTGTTATAGAATTGAACGAGGTCGTGGTCCTAACGTGTTGAAGTTTTACATCAACAACGGCGAACAACTAGCCGATGACAACGCACAAGGCGATAGCAGAGAAACACAAGGGGCTATCAACAAGCTCTTGAATATGAGTCATACTATGTTTAAGCACTTAGTGGCATTAAACACGTACACTGAGCCATTCTTAAGTCTTAGAACAAATGATCAGCGTGAAATAATTGAGCAGCTATTAGGCATTACGTTGCTAAGTGAACGTGCCGAAAAGATTAAAGAACTAAGCAAACACACTAAAGATTCTATCAAAGAAGAAGAAATGTCAATCCGGGCATTGCAAGCTGCAAACGATAAAATTGGTGAGCAAGTTGATGCACTTAAACGCAGACAAACACTTTGGTTAAACAAAAAAGCTGAAGATGTTAGTAATATCGAAACTGCGATTAACGACTTAGGCCACGTAGATATTGAACAAGAACTAGAGTCACATGAACAGTTAATTGGGTGGACTGCAATTAACAACGAACAAACACAATTACAAAAAGACATTTCTGCACTCCAAGCACAAATTAGCCGTGCTGATAGAGATTTTGCAAGAACTAAAAAGTCAATCGACAGTTTAGAAGACGGTACTTGCAGTGGGTGTGGACAAAACGTTAACCACTTAGAAACACACAAGCAGCACATGATTGACGCAAAAAAAGAACATCAAGATGCTGCTAAATTCCTTGCAGAACTTCAACAAGGAATTGACACATTGTTGCTTGGAAAACAAGATGTTCCTGCAAAACCTCGCACGTTTTACGATAGCCTTGCTGATGCACATAATCACAAATCGAGTTTATCTGCACTTGAAACTCAACTAGCAAGTAAGAAAGATGAAACTGACCCATACGTTGAGCAAATATCCGATATGGAAACAGCAGCGTTGCAAGAGATTAGTTACAACCAAGTAAATGAATTAACACGAATGCAAGAACACCAAGACTTCTTACTAAAACTTTTAACAAATAAGGATAGCTTTGTTAGAAAACGCATCATTGACCAAAATCTTTCTTATCTAAATTCTAGATTAACACATTACTTAGATCGTATAGGACTGCCGCACACTGTTATCTTCCAAAACGACCTTACTGTGGAAATACAAGAGCTGGGCAGAGACTTGGACTTTGATAACCTTTCACGCGGCGAACGCAACAGACTTATACTAAGTATGAGTTGGGCATTCCGAGATGTATGGGAAAGCTTGTACGGGTCAATTAACTTGTTGTTTATTGACGAGCTAGTAGATTCAGGAATGGACACATCAGGTGTTGAAGCAAGTTTAGCATTGCTTAAAAAAATGGCACGTGAACGTAATAAAAGTATCTGGCTTGTATCGCACAAAGATGAACTTGCAGGGCGTGTTAACAACTTACTTAAGGTTGTTAAAGAAAACGGCTTTACTAGTTACAGCAATGACGTGGAATTAGTATGAACCTAGCATTAGACCACTGGCACATTGAAGTAAGCAGTATATGCACACTCAAGTGTCCGCGCTGTACTCGTAGTGAAGTGCCGGACACACTTCTTAACCGAAATTTAGATTTAAAATTTTTCCAAGAACAAATCGGACAAGAGTGGATAAAGAAGATACGCAAGATTAGTTTCTGCGGTGATGACGGTGATCCAATTTATGCAAAACAATTTGTACCAATCGTTGAGTGGCTGAAAAGCGTAAACCCAACCATCCAGTTACTAATTATCACTAATGGTAGTTACAAAACTGCTAAGTGGTGGGAAAGTTTAGCGTCAGTACTAAACGAGCACGACGAGATACACTGGAGCTTAGACGGATGGGACCAAGCTAGCAACAGCAAATATCGTGTTAACTGCGATTGGCCTAGTATTATAACAGGCATCGAGACATTTGTTAAGCACAATAATACAACTTATACAAAAGTTGCCACTATTGCGTTTCGTTTCAACGAAGACAACATTGAAAAAATTATGGATATTGCACTTGCAAACAATATGGATTGCTGGCAGCTAACAAAAAGTACAAAGTTTGGTAGCAAATACCCAGATGCATACGGCAAGGAAGACTTGCTTGAGCCACTAAACAAAGACTTAGTTGCAAGCGGACATAGATTTGAAAGAGTACAGTATCCACTGAGTTCAAAAACGCAACCTGGCAGCGACCTTAAAGAGTTGTTTTGGAAGAGAGCACAGGAACTTAATACAAGTGATGAATATCCTGCATTATGCTATATAGGTAATAAAGGTGTTTTTCTAAAAAGCACTGGAGAATTTTATCCTTGTTGCTGGACAGCATTACGTTATCCACATAACGCAAAATGGAATGAGCTTGCCCAAACTAAATTTAACCTGTACAATAACACATTAGACCAGATATTAAATGACGATTGGTGGTCTACAGAGTTCACGAAATTTGACAATCAAGAATGTAAAACAAAATGCATCAAAAGCAAACTTAAAGATCGGTCCCATGTTACAGAGTGGTAACTACTGCAATGACATGGTATTACAAAGAAAAAAAAGTAACTGATATCCCCGACGGACAACTTGGGTTTGTATATTTAATTACAAACACAATAACTGGTCGAAAGTATATTGGTAAAAAACTTGCACAATTTAAGCGCAGTCGAAAGCCACTTAAAGGCAGGGTTAACAAACGTAGATACACTGTTGAAAGCGATTGGAAGGACTACTACGGAAGTAGCGATGCACTGTCAGCTGATGTAGAATTACTAGGCAAAGATGCGTTTAAACGTGAAATATTGTTTTGGTGTAAAAGCAAAAGCGAACTTAG